AGTTATAGAAATTCTTCTAATGTTGATTTTTCTCTAACAAAAATTAATAGATCAAATTATCAAGGTCTATCTTCTAAAACACAAGAAGGAACTCCAACACAATATTTTGTACAAAGATTTATTGATAGAGTAACTATCACTTTATATTTAACTCCGGGATCCACTGAAGCCGGAAACTTTTTAAACTATTATTATGTTAGCCGGATTCAGGATGCCGGGAACTATTCTAACGAAGCAGATGTACCTTATAGATTTGTACCTTGTATGGTAGCTGGACTTGCATATTATTTAGCAGTTAAAGATGCACCAGATAGAATTCAAATGTTAAAAATGTTATATGAAGATGAATTAAAAAGAGCTTTAGAGGAAGATGGTTCTTCATCAAGTACATTTATAACTCCAAAAACTTATTACCCAAATGTCTAGATCAAACGGAAAATATGCACAATTTATTTCAGATCGTTCTGGTATGGCTTTTCCATATAAAGAAATGGTTGTTGAATGGAATGGTTCACGTGTACATGTTTCAGAATTTGAACCAAAGCAGCCACAATTAGAACCTAAACCAGCTGTAGCTGATCCACAGGGTTTACAATATGCAAGACCTGCTCGAGTTGAACCTGCAACAGAAAATTTATTACCTGGAAATCCATTTAGTTTAACTTCAGGATCAAGCACTGTAATAGTTACAGAACCAGCGCATGGAAGGTCAACAAATAATACAGTTGTCTTTAGAAATGTAAATGGAAGCCCCGGAGGCTTGGTGTATTCTTTATTTGAAAATGCTTCAGGATTTAGTATAACAGTTATTGATACAAATAGTTATAGTTTTGATTGTGGAAGCAATGCAACTGTAACAGAAAATTCAGGAGGAATGTTTGTAACTGCAGGACCAGTTACTCTAACACCATAATGGCTTATACTTTAGCAAACTTACAAGATGATATTAGAAATTATACAGAAGTAGATGATTCTGTTTTAAACACAGGTATTTTAAATACTATAATTAAAAATGCAGAAAATAGAATCTATAGAGAAGTAGATTCTGATGATAATAGATTTTATGCTACTTCAAACTTAGCAGCAGGTAATAGATATGTAACTATACCCTCTGATTTAAGATTTATTCGATATGTACAATTAACTGACTCATCTGGAAATCAAGTTTTTTTAGAAAAAAGAGATACATCTTTTATGGCTGAGTATTATAATACTCCAGGTACAGCCTCAGGTATTCCTAAATATTATGCTAATTGGGATGCTAATTATTGGGTAGTAGCACCTACACCAAATAGTACTAATTTAATAACATTAGCTTATACTAAACAACCAGATTCAATAACAACTGGAGTATCTAGTACTACAGGAACTTACGTATCTAATAAATATCAGGATTTACTTTTGTATGGATGTCTGGTAGAAGCATATGGATACTTGAAAGGTCCTGCAGATATGCTACAATACTATGAAGGAGCTTTTAATAAAGCATTACAATCGTACGCGATCGAACAACAAGGTCGTAGACGCCGAGACGAATGGCAAGATGGAGCCATTCGAGTACCTCTTAAATCTCAATCACCATCATAATTTAAGGAGACAATTAAATGGCAAATATAGTACCTGACTCTTTTAAAACAGACCTACTTGGTGGCGTGTTTGATTTTGATTCATCTGGTGGATCAACTTTTAAACTAGCGCTTTATACATCTTTAGGTGGTTTCAGTACTTCTACAACTGCTTATACAACTACCAATGAAGTTTCTTCATCTGGTACAAACTATACTGCAGGTGGAAATACTCTAACTAACAACGGTGTAGCAGTAGCAAGTAATATTGCGTACGTTGATTTTGCAGATTCTACTTTTAGTTCTGTAACTTTAACAGCTGTAGGTGCACTGATTTATAAAGGTACAAGTAATGAAGCTGTATTAGTTCTAGACTTCGGTGGATCAAAAACTGCAACTAACGGTGATTTCGTTGTTCAGTTTCCAGCTGCTGATTCTTCTAATGCAATCATTAGACTTGGCGACGCGTAATATTTATAAGGAACACAAATGGCGTTAGTAGTAAACGATAGAGTAAAAGAAACTAGTACGACTACTGGTACTGGCACGTTCACTTTGGACGGAGCGGTAACTGGTTTTGAAACTTTTTCTTCTGCTATTGGAAATACAAATACGACTTACTATGCAATATCTTTACAAGGTGGAGCAGAGTTTGAAGTTGGTCTTGGGACCGTTGCGGCTGGAACATTAGCTAGAACAACTATTATTTCTTCATCTAACTCAGATAGCGCTGTTAACTTTTCAGCAGGTACAAAGGATGTATTTTGTACTTTACCAGCAAGTAAAGCGGTATTTAAAAATGCATCTGATGTTATTGAAGGTGTACCAAGTAATGGGTTCGTGATTGCAATGTCGATCGCCTTGTAGTATAAGGAATAAATTATGGCACAAAACTTTAGAAATTATCTAACAAGAGAAACAGGAACTTCAGCAGTTGATGCTTTAGGTGGAGCAGCCGATAGCTTTGATACATTAATTAGTATTAGAATGGCTAACATCACTACTTCAACAATTAATGTTGAAGCTTACATAAGAAGATCATCAGCTAATTATTATTTAATCAAAAATGCTCCAGTTGTAAGTGGCGGATCATTGGAACTTATTGATGGAGGCTCGAAGATAGTACTTGCTTCAGGAGATCAGCTGTTTGTTAAATCAGACACTGCTTCTTCTTTAGATACTGTCGTTGGCGCTGTAGATGATATAAGTACGTAGGAGGAATCATGGCTTATTTAGGAAACGCTCCGAAACAAAATTTAAATACCATGAACTCTCAACAGTTCAATGGTGATGGATCCACTGTCAATTTTACATTAAGTCAAAGTGTTGCTAACACTGCAGAAGCAGAAGTCTATGTTGGAAACGTTAGACAAGATCCATTTTCAGCTTACTCAATATCAGGTGGTACCACTTTAGCATTCACAGAAGCCCCACCATCAGGCACAGCAAACATCTATGTAGTGTTCCAAGGTAAATCTACAGGTAGCATTAACCCTGGAGAAAACAGTATTCAAGCAGGAATGATTTCTGCAATCAACGGTGGATATAAAAATTTAGCAACAGTTTCAGAAGCAATTACAGTTGCTGCAACGGACAACATGATGTTATGTGGTCCAGTATCATTTACATCAACAGTCACAGTACAAGGAACATTAACGGTAGTATAATGAGCGATATATTTGTAGACAATATTAAACATCAATCTTCACAAGGTAGTGGTACAATTACTTTGGGTGCGAGTGGTGAAAAAGTTGATTTAGGTGCTACTGCTGGTGGTACCTTAACTAATAGACCAGCTTTTGATGTAACTTTATCAGCAAATTATGGAACAGCAGAAGGACTAACAAATAATGCTTATAATTTAATTCCTTTTGATACTGAAACTTGGGATACTGATAGTGCTTATAACAACAGTACATATAGATTTACTTGTCCATCTGGAAAAGATGGAAAATATTTTTTCTATTTAGGAATTTATGCTGATCCAAATGCAGATAACCAAACAAGAGATGCAATTGCTGCAATTTATAAAAATGGAAGTCTTTATAGACAACAAAGAGCAAGACCAAATCAAAGTGCTTACAGTAGATATGAACCAATATATATTGCACAACCTATAAGTTTATCTGCAAATGATTATGTCGAGCCATATTTTTATGGACTTGATTCTAATACAGGACATAAATTAATAGCACTGAACTGTTTTTTTGGTGGATATAGATTGATAGGAGTATAATGGGAATAATTAAAACAACAAACATAGAACCAATCGCGGACAACGGCACAGTAACCCTGGGTAGTTCTGGGGATACGTTTACTCTAGGTTCAGGTGTTGTGCAAAGTAATATGTTGTATCCAGCTTTTTATAGAGTAAAGACAAGTAGTGCTTCAATCACAAACGAAACCTATACAAGAGTATCTTTTGATACTGAAAGATTTGATACAGATAATACAATGACAACAACAACCTTTACAGTTCCATCTGGTAAGGCTGGTAAATATTTTTTTCACTCTGCATGTATTATAGATGCAAATGCAGTAACTCAATTAGGTTACATAAATAATAAATTTTATAAAAATGGTAGTCAAGTAAATAATATATTATTTGATTTTAGAAATAATTATGTTCAACAATTTAATTGTCAAAACACAATTATTTTAGATTTGGTGGCTGGTGATTATATTGAAGTATATGTGAGAGGATTCGAGACAAGCGGAAATCCTAATGTAAATGGTAGTTCAGGTGAAGACATTACTTATTTTATGGGATACAGGATAGGATCATAATCATGGCATCAATTATAAAAGCAAATCAACTACAGGACTTTGGCGGTAACAGCATTATCACGTCTGATGGTGCGGGTAATGTAACTGTTAATGCTCAAGGATTACAAAACACTCCAGCTTTTCAAGCTGAATTATCTGCAAACGTTACAGGTATTACTGATAATGTTAGTACAAAAATTCCTTTCGATACTATTAATTTTGATACACATAATGCTTTCGATACTACTAACAATCGTTTTGTATGTCCTAGTAATGGAGAAGGTAAATATTTATTTAGTGGTTTTAGCAGAACTGATTCTATTTCTTCAAATAATTTAACACAAGCAAAAATGCATCTTTATAAAAATGGTGCACAGGAAAAATTATTTTATGATCTGTATAATACTAATTACTTGAGAGCTAAACATATAGCATTTAGCTTAATGTTAAATTTAGTAGCTGGAGATTATGTAGAACTTTTTAGACAAGATAATTTAGTAAGTGGAACTACTACTTTAAATTCTCTTATATATTCAGAGTTTAATGGATTTAGGATTATAGGAGCATAGATTATGGCATTAAGTAGAATAGATACAACAAACATGATCGAGGATGTACCTCAATCGAAACTTGATAACAATATCAACTTCAGAAACATCATCATCAATGGTGACATGAGCATAGCACAAAGAGGAACTTCGGCTACTGGATTAGGAAATGGAGATAGTGGTTATCATACTTGCGATAGATGGAATTTTCAAGAAAACGGTTCTCCGACAGGAGTATTTACTCAATCACAATCTACTGATGTGCCTAGTGGTCAAGGTTTTGGATATTCATTAAAAATGGATTGTACTACTGCTGACGCAAGTTTAGCAGCATCTACTAATTTTAGAATACAACATAGAATAGAAGGTCAAAATCTACAATATTTAAAAAAAGGAACATCTTCTGCCGAAAGTTTAACATTGTCGTTTTGGGTTAAATCAAATAAGACAGGAATTTATATTGCAGAGTTATATGATATAGATAATGCAAGACAAATTTCTAAATCTTATACAATTTCATCTGCATCAACTTGGGAAAAGAAAACCATTACCTATGGTGGTGATACTACAGGTGTATTAGACAATAATAATGAACAAAGTTTACAACTAAACCTATGGTTAGCTTCAGGAACAGATAATTCATCTGGAACTTTATCAACAACATGGACATCAAATACTGCAGCAAACAGAGCAGTAGGTCAAGTCAACCTTGCAGATAGCACATCAAACGAATGGTACATCACAGGCGTACAATTAGAAGCTGGAGAAGTAGCATCTGATTTTGAGTTCTTGCCTTATGATGTGAACGCACAAAGATGTTTAAGATATTATGAAGGTGGAGATGGAAATTCACCAGATATTTTTGGAGAGCCTAGAAGATTTTGTGAAGTATTAGCTGACGGAACTACATCAAGACTTAAAATATTTAGTG